GTTTCAACCTCAGCAAAAACTGAAAGTTGAACCCATGACTTTGAAAGCGTTAGTCCGTGAACGTATTGAGGCAGGAAAAGAAATGCCAACGGAACTTTTCAGCATTTTTGTTGGAAATAAAACAAACATAAAAAGGAAACAATAACCATGAGCGAAGTAGCAAAAAAACAAGAAGGTGCTTTAGCAACAGTTAATTTTGAAGCTGACGCACACCAAGGTACTCAGAACATGTCGCAAGATGATCTTGCGTTACCATTTCTGAAAGTATTAGGACAACTATCTCCTGAAATAAATAAAAGGGATGGGAAACATATCGAAGGTGCAGAACCTGGTATGATTCTAAATACTGTCACAAACGAAATTTTTGACGGTTCGAAGGGGATAGATGTTTTGCCTGCATATTACACAAGGAAACTTGTAGAATGGCAAGACAGAGGTGAAAGCAAAGGTGCTCCTGTAGCAATACATGAAGCGTCTAGCGATATCATGAGTAAAACAACTCGTGACAAATCTTACAAAGATAGATTACCTAACGGTAATTATATTGAGAACACAGCAAATCATTTTGTAGTGTTATTGAGTAAGAGTCCAACAACAGCTTTGATTTCTATGAAGTCGACTCAATTAAAAATTAGTCGTAAGTGGAACTCAATGATGATGGGACTCAAACTGCAAGGTAAGAACGGTTTATTCACACCGCCTACATATAGCCACATTTATAAACTAAAAACAGTTCAAATGTCTAACGACAAGGGAACTTGGTTTGGTTGGGATGTATCTACAGTAGGTCCTGTTCAAGACAAAGGGGTTTATGAAATAGCTAAAAACTTTGCCGTTAGCGTAGCTAAGGGTGCGGTTGAAGTTAAACATGAAACCAAAGAAACTAAAAAAGAATTTAGTTTATAATTTCCTGCGGGAATGGGCGGTGATGGGAGACTGGATCCGCCCACTTCTAAATAATAAAAATAAATGAATAAAGAACCTATAAATTATATAGATTGGTTAGATTTGGGTAGGGTTGTCATACCTTGCTTAAAAGGTATACCAAAAGTTAAAAAGTATACCGATGAAAATTTTAAAATAGAGAAAGATATATGGAAAAGAGACTACGAAACAGCAGAAATAGCTTTAAGACTTGATCAAGATGTTGACCTAGATATTGATAATGAATTTGTAAAAAAGTTTGTTAATTTTTATTTAAAAGATTGTGGTGCAATTTTTGGAAGAGAAGGTAATCCAACTAGTCATTATCTTTGGTCAAATAAAAATAAAATTCCGTTTAAACAATTTAAATTACCTGAGGAATTTGAAAAAGATTATAAAAATTTTCCACATGGATCAATGGTATGTGAATTAAGAACTGAAAGAAGAAGATACACAATAGTTCCAGAGTCTTTACATTGTAAATCAAAAACAAATGTAAAATGGGAAAAATTTGAAGAAATAAGAGAATATCAAGGTAATTTACTTATAGATGTAGGTAAAGTTGCTCTATCTGCAGCGTTAACTATTATATACCCGACGACAGGAGGCAGAGACGAGTATTGCACTGCTATTGCAGGTATATTAATTAAAAATTCAGATTGGACAGATAAAGAAATAGATGAATTTGTTTCTAGAATTGCGGAAGCAGCAAACGATGATGTAAAACAAAGATCAAATAAAGGTAGCACAACTAGAAAAACTGATAGAAAATTTGGAGTAAATAAAATTCACGAGCTTACAGGATATAGTCATAGAAACATTCAAGGCTTGTTTAATTGGATTGGAATATTTCAAAATATAACAACTCAAGTATCACAAGACACTATTGAAAAAATAGAAGAGTTCGGAGCAGATAGATATTATGTGCATTTAAACGTTCCTGAAAAAGATGAAACTGTAAAAAGAAAAATTTGGATAGATGGAGCTTCTCTTATGAATCCAAAATTATTTTATGATGTAGCTATAAGTCAAGCAAAGGTGTGGCTTCCAAGAATGACAGGAAAAGAATTTGAAAAAATAATGATGGCTAAATTTTATTCCAGAGAAAAATCAAAAGATTATGTAAAAGAAGCAGAAGACGATGATCAATTTAAAAGAATGTTTTTAGATTATTTAGATACAAAAGGAGTTTATTCAGACAAAGAACAGCTTTTTGTACATAAGCTACCTTACTATAACCAAAAAAAATCTACAATAGAATTTGATTTAGCTAATTTTGAAAAAGAATTATTAAAAAGTAGAGTAAATTTAAAAAGAGTAGATCTTGTTAATAAAATGATAAATGTTTTAAAAGCTAAAAAGAATCGTGGAAAGTACGAAGAAAAGTCTTGTGTTTCTTGGGAAATACAGGGGCCAAAAGCTAGTGATAAAAGAATAATATGGGAAGGTGAAACTATAGTCATAGGAGATCAAGCAGGAGAAACTGAAGATGAATAATTTAAAAACACCAGAATTTATTCCAGGTCCTCCAGGAACTGGCAAGACTCACAGATGGCTTAAAAAAAACTATGCTAATTTTTTAAAAAAATATCCTTGGGAAAGAATAGTAGTTTTATCACACACTGTGCTTGCAGCAAAAGAAATTATAAAAGCTGTAAAAAATTTACCAGAAATAAAAGACATATCAGAGGCAAGGTTAGAAGAACAAATTTGTACTATTCATTCATATTTTAGAGGAGAGTATTTACCTTTAGAAAAATATGATGTTGAAGAACATGTAAAATTTTCTGATCAAAATAAAAGCATGAATGTGTGGAATAAACCCAAATGGGAGAAACATCCTGTGTATGAATATAATTCTCACGCACATGGAAAAGGTTTAAGTTTAGAAAAATATTGGAGAGTGTGTACTCCCTCTCGTTACCACCCTTATAGCAAAGATGGACTGTTTAAATTAATAAACAAATACGATAAATTTAGAGATAAACACAAAAAATTATCTTTTGAAGACATGATAGATAATTTTTTATTTAAAGCAGAAACACCAGAAGACATAGATATTTTAATTGTAGATGAAGCTCAAGACTGTAGTAAACCTCAAATAAAAGCTTTGCAAAAAGCAGCCACAAACGCAATTAAATTTATATTCATAGGTGATCCAGATCAAACTATTCATGAATATGCAGGATCAGATCCTGAATTTTTTTATAAATTAGCGGACTCTAAAGAAGCAAAAGACAATGAACTTACAGAAGGATTAAGATGTGGACAAACTATAAACAAAATATGTAAAAATATTATAAGTCCTGTTTGGAAAAAATATGGAAGCAATGCAAAAAGAATTTGGACTCCAACAAGTGTTGTTGGAAAATCATATTGGATTCCTAGTTTAGAACAAACTTGTGCAGCAAGAGACACATTAATTAATAAAATATTAAATACAAACGAAACTTTTTTATTTACATACAGGGGAAACCCCACTCACAAAAAAATAAGTGAATTTTTTATAGATAATGGTATTGATTATCAATCACTTTCAAACCACCCACATGTATCTAGAGAACATTTTAGATGTTTTAAAACTTGGAAAACTTTTTTAGATGATAAAGTTTCAAAAACGCAAATAATGAAATATTGGCCTTTGATAGGAAAAACAGTAAAAGTTCACGGTAAAGGCTCTGTAGATCATTTAAAACCATTAACTGATAAAGATTATAATATTCAAGAATTAATAAACATGGGTTTTATATTAGAGTCTGCAAAAAAATTTACAAAATTTTCACAAGTTTTAACTAATAAAACTTTACTTGAAAAAGTACCTTTTATTTTAAAAGTTATAAACAATGGTATGGATACAGAAGAACCACCAAGAGTTAAATATGATACAATTCACAAAGTAAAAGGTTTAACTTTTGACAACGTTGTTGTTGATTTATCAATTTACAGACCAGAACCTCTTAATTTTGAACCGGTAAGATTAGCTTATGTTGCTTACAGTAGAGGTAAAACAGATTGCTGGAGTATAGGAAGCTCTTCTCCTAGTAGAGTATCTCTAGCAGGAATACAAAATAATAGAAGAGAAATTTTAGAACTTTAAAAGGAGGATAAAATATGAGTGCATACAAAAAACAAATTGGAGGATCTCACTATAAATCGATGGCCATGCAGCCGAGTGAGTTTATAAACAAGAACAGGTTGCCTTTTGCGGAAGGGTCAGCTATAAAGTACATATGCAGACATGCTGCCAAGGGGAAAGAACAAGACATAGACAAAGCAATACACTATTTAGAAATGATTAAAGAAAGGGATTACAAATAATGTGTGACATGCCAGATGATTTAGATCTACAAGATGTAGATACAGTAGCAATTGATATTGAAACTTATGATCCTAACTTAAAAACAAAAGGTTTAGGTGCTATAAGAAAAGATGGTTTTATTACAGGTGTAGCCGTAGCCACTGGTAAAGATACTGTATATTTTGGATTACATCATTCTGATAAAACTACTTCTAAAGAGGAAGAAAAAGAATTTTGGGATCAATTAAATAAAAAGTTATTACAAAATCCTAATATTATAAAAGTATTTCATAACGCAATCTATGATGTTTGTTGGTTAAGATCAGTAACAGGAAAAATGTTAAAAGGAAGACTAGTAGATACAATGGTTGCCGCATCTGTAATTGATGAAAATAGATTTAAATATTCATTAGATGCCTTATCTAAAGATTATTTAAATGACAGTAAATATAAATACGATTTATATGAAAAAGCTGCAATAGAAGGAATAAAAGATCCTATGTCTAACATGCATAAATTATCTTATGATTTAGTTAAAGTTTATGCCAAACAAGACGTAGATTTAACTTTAAAATTATGGAATTTATTTAATAAAAAATTAGACAAAACATTATACACAAAAGCTGAGAACAATAAAGTGTATACTTGTAGAAATATATTTGAATTAGAAACAAGATTGTTTCCATGTTTAGTTGANATGAAATTTAAAGGAGTTAGGATAGATACCCAAAAACTTGAGCATCTTGGTAAAAGATTAAGACGTAGAAGAGATAATCTTTTAAGTATAATAAAAAAACATACAGGGCTAAAACTTCAATTGTGGGCAGCAACTTCTATAAAACAATTATTAGATAATAGAAAAATAACCAAATTTGAAAAAACTCCTAAATCAGGGATGCCTAAACTTCCAAAAGATTTTTTAAAAACTCATGAAGATAGATTTTTAAGAATGGTGTCAAAAGCAAGAGAAGCCGACAAAGCTGTAAATACTTTTATCGAAGGTTTAAAAAGTTATATCTACAAAGGTAGAATACATGCAGACATAAATCAAATTAAAGGAGATGGTGGAGGAACAGTAACTGGAAGATTTTCAATGAGTAATCCAAACCTGCAACAAATACCTTCTAAAGGTTATATAGGTAAGAAGATGAGGCAGCTTTTTATACCTGAGGAAGGCCATACGTGGGGTAGTTTTGACTATTCTCAACAAGAACCAAGGATTGTAGTGCATTATGCAATAAAACACGGATTAAGTGAAACAGAAGATTTAAAAGAAAGGTTTGATGATGATAAAGCTGATTTTCATCAAGTGGTAGCAGACATGGCAAAAATATCTAGAAAACAAGCTAAGACAATTAATCTTGGATTATTTTATGGTATGGGAAAAGGTAAATTGCAAGCAGAATTAAACTTAGACAAAGCGCAAGCAAAAACATTATTTGATACTTACCATAGAAAAGTTCCTTTTGTAAAAGAATTATCAGATAACTTAATACGATTTGCTGCAAAACATAAATTAATTTTTACTCTTGAAGATAGATTTTGTAGATTTGATAAATACGAAAGTGTTAACAAAAGATGGGATAACAACAAACGTAAATTTCAAGAGTGGGATCCAGAAGCTGTAGAAATTAAACAATCAGATGGTAAAATTAAATATAAAGGTGATTGGATTACACCTAAACTTTTTACAAGAGAAGAAGCCTGGACTAAATTTAAACTGTTATTTAATGCTAAATCTAAAGAAAAAGTTGAACAACTTACAGAAGAACAAAGACAAGATTGGTTTAAAAATTATTTTTCTCCAGCTTTTACTTACAAAGCTTTAAATAGATTGGTACAAGGTTCTGCCGCAGATATGACAAAAAAGGCCATGGTATTATTATATGAAAAAGGCATAGTGCCTCACATTCAAATACACGATGAACTTTGTGTATCAATCAAAGACCAAGAAACACGGAACACTATTCAAAAAATAATGGAGACTGCAATCACACTTGAGATTAATAACAAAGTAGACTATGAAGAAGGAACCAATTGGGGTAATATTAAATGAGGTTAAATTATGGCTTATCTAAATGCAAACATACCGGTGGAATATGCACAAATTAAAAGAGAATATTTATATGATCTTAAAAAACATCATGGCGAAGTTGAAGACTGTATTATTTTTGGTATTTCATCTCTTACGGGGCACTCTATCCTTTTTCATTGTATTATGGAAAATGGAGCTATCTTCTATCGTTTACCGATATCTGCGTTCATTCAAAGAAATTTTAAACCAGAAGATGTTCCAATTCGCAGACTTGATGAGCTTCAGCTTTGGAATTGTTTTAGTTATTACCCTGCTATTACTACTTGGGATATTTTAGAAGGACAAGCCGGTAAGTACATAGGTAAAGACAAGAAGTGGCACCCAGGAAAATATGTATTTACTGTTGACTTTGCTCATCCTGAAGCTAATATATTAGATACTGATCATTCAGAGATCCCGCACGAACATAAGTGCGCACACATCATAGCCCTCGATGATGGGAACTATGCGGCACAGCCAAACAATAGATGTATATGGGATATACCTTCTTTTACAGTCAAGGATGAAACGCCTGATTGG